ATGGGGGACATGGAAGTGCAGCATCACAAGAAGGACAACGTAATTTCGTTGGCATGGCGGCACGTGTTGTGCCCGCTCGCTCGGCACGCTGATGCCCTTAGCTGGATCTTCTTTGTAGCGTTTCTGGCCTCAGTCGCGGTCACTATCTACATGCGCTACCTGGGCCATGGCAGCAGTGAAAGCTTCTACGGCAAGAACTACTCGCTCTTCTGGTATCTGTCGTGGGGGCTATTGGTCGCTTCCACGATAGGACCGATGTTCAACGTCTTCCGGGCGCGGAATGAGGTGCCACTTGGCGTGATGATTGGCGCTGGCGTCACCCACGTACTAGTTTTCATCCTGATGAGTGTGGTTGTCCTCATTCAGGCAAATAAAGCAGAGGCGGTTACCGGTTTGCTGGCAGCTGTAGCGGGTGCGGTGATGATCGGCATCGGCTGGGTCGTCCAGCACCAAAGCAGTGCCCGTGCGTCGAGGCGTGCCCACACATTCTCCGTTCTAACCCAATCGCGGCTCAGTGCTGAGTTCCAGAGCCATGTTAAGTCAAGAATTCTTCACTACCCAGCCGGGACAGAGATCACCGTACAAGATGCTGCGCTCTTTTATAAAGACGGCTTGAGCGATGCGGAGAAGAAGCTTGAGTTGCAATTGGCGCAGGATCTAGTGCGTTCTAAGGACGAGCATCACGAGAGCTTGCGAAAGGCTCACGAGGCTGCCTTAGAGGAAGTTCGGTCGAAGTACGTGGCAATGCAGTCCGTAAAGTACCTCCTGAACTTTTACGAGTTCATTTGCGCCGGCCTTCGTCTAAAGGAGCTGGATGAAATGATGGTGAGCGCTACCCTGTCTGACATGGCCGTTGGGATTTACAACGACACTATCTACGTACGACGCCATGCGCAGAAGCGGCAGCCTGCAGCGTTCACTGAGCTCGACCGGCGCATGCCCAAAGGAGTCTGGCTGGAGGCTGGTGTGCCAGAGCCTGTGAGCGAGCAACAGGCCTAATATCCGCTTCCGTACTCGCCTTCATGTATTCGAGGCTGCGGCTAGTGAGTGCCGGATTCTTCGACCAGGGGCAATGAGTGGTCGTAGACGTGCATCATGGCGTCCGTCTTGTGCCCACTGGCCTCCTTCTTGTTGCCCTTGGTATCAGTTACTCCCCGGTGTTTCAGGCTGTGGAGGCCAAATCGATCGTCCTGGCTCAGGATCCCATCCTTCACCGCATTGCGCATCATGCGCCCCCAGGCAGTCTGCCAACCATCGTCGGTCAACCGCTCACCGTCTTCGCTGACGAACAGATAGCGGTCCTCGGCCCGGATCGGAATCAATCCCCCGCTTTTCTCCCAAATCGCCGCCCGACGCGCCCGCAGCATGGCGATAGCTTCCTCGGTTTCGACACCCTTCCGCACCAGATTGTCTCGGCTACCCTTCCGGCGGTTCGTGCGCAACACCTCGCCGTCGACGTGAGCGTCCGTCAGCGTCAGCACCTCAATGCCGCGTAGGCGCGCCTGATACGCCAGTTCCATCGCTGCCCACAGGTACGCCGGCACTGCGCCCTTAGTGCGAGGTCCGCGTGCGCTACACTCCTTCGCATATGCTTGGACCTTGCGGAACACCTGGACCGCTGGCATGCGGTGATCACCCTTTTCTTTGACCTGCTTGATGCCGGTCGCCGGATTTGTGGTGATGTGGTCATGCTCCCGTGCCCAACCGAACACGCGCCGCAGGTAGCGCAGCCAGTGGTTGGCCTTCGTGGGGTAGCCGGGGATGGCCGGGGCGCCCGGCTTTGCGCCTGGCCTTCCCTGAGCGATAACGTCAATCAGCCGGCGAACGAACCCAGGCGACAGTCTGTCCACGGTGGCCTCGCCCAGGGTGGTGCTGTTCTTGAGCGGGTACGCCTTGATGGCGCGGGCATAGTCCTTGTAGCCCTGCTGCGTCGACGGTTTGAGTTGGGCAAACGCCAGGCTTTCTGCATGCCGGTCGATGACAAAGGCAACGGTGCCCCGCTGGGCCTCACCCTGACGTGCTTCCATGATCACGTGCAGGTCTGACATGCGCGCTGTCGGCCCGGCCACCGTCTTGGTTCTGGAACCGTGGCCTTCTTCATGCGGCACGCGGACATACCACCTGCCGCGGCCGGTGGGATCCCAGTAGATCCCGACCGGCAGCAGCTTGTGGTCGATATGCGACGGCAAGTTGGGTGCGGCCTTACGAGGGCGTGCCATTTTTCTTTGCTGTTTCCGTTAGAGCAAGTCGGTCGAATAGGTATCGCCATTGCTGGCGGGGCGTGTGAGGCCCAGTGCTTCATTCAGCGCTGTTGTTGTCGTCCAGATCCCGCCGGAGGCGTCGTACTGGAAGCGAATATGACGGTCGCGTGCCCAGCGCTCGACTGTAGCCAGGCGGGGGCGCTTGCCGGGTTGGCAGAGCTCCTGCAGGTCACGGAACTGGAGGATTTCACCAATCATCGAGCCCTCTGGCCGGAGCGGCGAGGCGGATCTATCCCATAGGTGGCTGCCAAGGTGTTGGTCCAGCGATAAGCGGTAGCCCGGGACACGTTGAACCTGGTGCAAACTGCGTCGATGGATGGAAAACGTGACTGCTCATGCGCCCACTTGGAGAACTCCAGCACTGTGCGCAGGTGGCCGTAGCTCGAAAGATCGTGCTTGATTTTGCGAGCCTTAATCACCGGCGGCATCGAGGCGTCGGCGGAGAAGTCCCGCGCGCCAGGGCCCATCGACGGCGAGAAGTTCATGCGAACAGGTCCAGTTGAGCCGGCAGTGCCGGCGGAGGGATAGCGACGGCCAAGGGTGTGGGCCTTACGCGGATCAGGCACTCTCCCTCGCCACGCATCTGCCACGGTCTGCCGGCGATGGGCACCAGGTCGTGGTGGCTACCACCACCGCCCACCCGATCCTTGATCTTCACCTGGTAGTAGTCCCTGCAGCCAAACTGTGTGTGGTGCCCGGGATGCGGCCGCACGGAGACGACCGTGAAAACGGGGATCAGAAGGTGCCAGTCGCCGGCCCGCACTTCATCGTCGTAGTGCCACGAGCCATCCAGATCGCGGTCCATCGAAATCACCTGGTCGCCCACTTTGAAAGGCGCCAGGCTCTCGAGGTCGCCGTGCGCAGACTTCTGGACCGGAGGGAAGAAGTCGCGGATGGCGAATAAAAGCCCGCGGCCGTTCGCGTCAGTGAACTCGGCAATGGGGAAGTAGGCAACGGCGATGCCGCCGTCCCGAACCAGGTAGAAGGCGGTACCGCACGGGGTCGCCCCGGCCGCCTCATGCTTCCGCAGCGACTGGCGCGACCAGCCACTCTCCAGCAGGTCCAGGACGACACGCTCTGCGAGATCCATTCCGATCTCCCGATGCATCACGCGTTCGCGCTGTGTGTCAGCCATGGTCGGTCACCTCCTCGTCATGCTCAGCGCGTATACCGGGGCCATGCTCCAGTGCATCCGCTGCCGCGAGACGTTCGCTGGGTTCTGGCAGGTCGAGCCCGACATCGACAGCTTCGGGCTGTACTTCACGTGCCCCAGCTGCGGCAGGCGCAACGACCTGCGAGTGGTCGGCAAGGATCGGCGTGTTCCCCTGATCGAGCAGTGCGAGGCGAAGTCGCTCACCAGCAGCGGTGAAGGCATCCCGCGACGCCGCTAACGGGCGGCGGATAAGAGGGCGCGCCTGCTGGCACTTTTCGCACCAGGCCGGAGCCTGCACCATGTTGATTCGGACCAGCCACCACCCGCCCCGAGGGAGCATGTGGCCGAGTAGTCTCACCCTGCTCAGGGTGGGGTTGTGCCCGCAGAGCGCAGCGTTCTGGCCTTTCGGAAGCAAGTGGATCTTCGTACCACCCTTCGCCTTCACGAAGCGCAAGCCGTCCGGCGTCTCAGTGATGTGGTCAGCCATTGCCCACCGCCTGGCTGTCGATCAGGGCCAGCACTTGCTGCATGACGGCGATCCCCTCGCTATAGATACGCACATCGTTGTTGTAGTCGTGCTCGCCCTTGGTCTCAATCTCGCGGGTTCCAGGTGCGCCAGGATCGTCGGGCAGGTGCGAGCGCCACTGCTCAATCCGGCGTCGCAACAGTGAACGCACCGCACCCAGGTCCACGGCCTGCACGGGCGGGATGGCGTAGAGCTTGGAGCCCGGGCCGATTCCGTGGCGCTTCAACAGCGGAGCAATAGATCCCGTACCTGTCCAGTGCAGGGTTAAGTCGTGGCCGACCACCGCCACCGGCTCCTGCCCCGCCGGCTGGCGGGCGGCGAAGGCGGCTTGCCATGCGGCCTGCCACAACTCCCACCGAGCCTGCTGTTCAGCGGGGCCATACTGGTCAGCCCATACACCGTTGTGGATATCACGCGTCGGAGCGCCTGATTGCCTGCGCGTCTTGAATTTCTCGCAATGCCACGCCTCAAACCGCGCCCGCTCGGCCTGCTCCCCCAGCCTCACCGCCCCGCCGGGCTGCACGTCTGCAAGGTTCTTGTCGTTGCTCATGCGTGCTGCTCCTTGTGCTGGTGCCACTTGATCAAATGGATGCGCCGTTCTGCCTTGTGGCTGAACTGGCGCGGACGGGCTGCAGAACGCAGCCAGGGGAATCGTGTGTGGACGCGCCGCATGAGCCGGTGGCTGCTGGCGTGCTGGAGGTGGCCGGCGAAGCTGGCGATGCGGCAGGCCAAGTCACGGAAGTCACCAGGCGTCCCGCGCAGTTGGCTGCCCTGGACGTGCTTGCCCTCCCACTCGGCCAGAGCGGTGTGGAGGTGGCCGACGATGCGCCGGCGTGCCAGCGAGTGGGTCGGGTAGATCACGTACCCGAGGAAGTCCAGGCCGTCCGTGAGGCGGCAGAGCTTCTGCTCTGCTTTCAGCCGCAGCCCGAGCTGGTCGCTCAGGAAGGCTTCGATCTGGTCGCGCCAGGCGGCAAGCTGCTCCCGGTCCTGATGGAACAGCACGAAGTCATCGACGTAGCGCAGGTAGCGCTTTGCCTTGAGTACGTGCTTTGCGAATTGGTCCAGCGCGTCCAGGTAGACGTTGGCGAAGAACTGGCTGGAGAGGTTTCCGATGGGCAGGCCGCGCCCGGCCGGTGCGTTGGCGAGGCGCTTGTGCGCCGGCACCTGTGCCTGTTCGGCGGCCGTTGCCCGGTACTGTACGCCGGCATGCAGCGGAGAGCGGCGCAGCAGCGCGTGAGTGGCCTGCTGAACTACCTTCGGTGCGCGCTGGCGGTGCAGGCGCGTGCGCAGCATCCGCCATAGGGTGGGCCGGTGGATGCTGTTGAAGAAGTTGGCCACGTCCAGTTGTAGATACCAGCCGCCGCCCTGGCCGCTGTGCACCTGGCGCACGAACCGCTGGGCCCGGCGCACAGCCGCGTGGCTGCCGCGGCCCTTGCGGTTGGCGTAGCTGTCATGGATGAACGTCGGTTCCCACAGAGCCTCCAGCTGCGGCACCAGCCAGTGGTGCACCACGCGGTCGGCGAAGTCCGGCGCGTGGATCTCGCGCGCCTTGGGCCGCGTGGCTACAAAGCACGTCGACGGGCGCGGTGCCCAGCTGCCGGCCAGCAGCTCGCGCTGCAGCTGCAACAGGCCGTCTGCCCAGCGGTGGTCGAATCGCAGCTGGTTGAAGCTCGGAACCTTCTGGCGGCGAGCGCGCCGCCATGCCTGGTACAACTCCTGCAGGCTTACCTCTCCCTGAAACTCACCGGCACGACGCACGGCCAACGCGACCCCGTTGTTGTTGCGGTGCTTGTTGTTGACGTTGCCGTTGTTGAAATTGACGTTCCACGCGGACGCCGAGGACCAGGCGGCCGCCTCCCCATACACTTTCGACCAGGCCGCGCAGCCCGGATGCGGATAGCGCGGATTCGTCATGAGTTGGCCCCCGCGAGGGCGGTACGGGTACTCAGTTTCTTGCCACGCTGCGCGGCGCCATCGGCTTGCGCATTCTGGGCATGGGAGGAACTAGCCAAGTGGCGGCGCCAGCCGCCAGCCTGGGAGCCCAATTGTTCGGCCAGGCGGATAAGCATTTCGAACTGGCGGAAGCTGGCGAACGCGCCAACTCCCTTGCCAATCTGCAGGAGCTGCTTGAGGGCATCGATATCCCGCACCAGCACCGCCACCCATCGCGCCTGCTCGGCGCGTTCGCGCCAGGCGTTATTGGCGTTGATGAATACCTGCTGGGCACGCGCGCGGAGGTCGCTACCGATCTGGTAGCGGTGGTAGCGGGCGAACCGGCGCACGGCGTTTTCGATCTCGACCGCCATGCGTTCGGCGGCCTTGATGATGGGTGGGGGCTGGAAGCGGGAAGTCATCTAGAAAGCCTCAGCAGAAAATCAAATCACTGACCGGCACGACGCACGGCCAACGCGACCCCGTGGTAGTAGCGGTGCTTGTAGCTGACGTAGCCGCCGTCGAAACCGACGCCCCACGCGGACGCCGAGGAACAGGCGGCCGGGGTCTTCGACCAGTACCAGTCGTTCTGGACGCCCTTGAAGAAGTCGGTGTTGATGGCCGGCGAGTAGCGGCTGCGGTCGATCAGCAGCTGCAGCTCCTCGATGGTCGGCAGATCCCAGTCGGTGTGGCCGAGCAGGTCCAGGGCCTTGGCGGCGGCTTCGCAGTCGGCGTGCGGAACGTCGCTGTCCACGATGTTGGTGGCGGTGAAGGTCAGGCCGTAGTCGGGCAGGAACACGGCGACGTGGTCGGTGGAATCATCCGGCAGCTGGTTGCGGTCGGGGCCGATCTTCTTGAGGGTGATGGGGTTCATGGTTGCTCCGGGGAAAGGGGTCAAAAGGGCCAATTACTGACCGGCACGACGCACGGCCAACGCGACCCCGCCGTCGCCGCGGTGCCTGCCGTCGACGTGGCCGCCGCCGAAACCGACGCCCCACGCGGACGCCGAGGACCAGGCGGCCGCGGTGCTGGTCCAGTGCCAGCGGGACAGCACGCCGGGGAACAGAGCGGTATCGATGGCCGGCTCGTGGCGGGTGTCATCGACCAGGGCGGACAGCTCGGCACGGGTGGGCAGGCGCCAGTCGTCGTGGCCGAGCAGGCGCAGCTCGCTGCACGCCTTCTCGCAGTCGGCCTGACTCATCGGGTCGCCATCGCTGTCGCCGATGGATTTCACCGCCCACATCAGCCCGGTGGCGTGGTCGATTACGGCGACGTGGTCGGTACGCGGATCGCTGCCGGCGGCGCTGCCGCCATCGGCGAACAGCTTGGTGTGGCCGGTGGCGTGGTGATGGATGGCCTGGCCGGCATCGAGCTCGATCAGCTGGCCGGGCTGGAAGTTGGCTGCGGAGATGGAGATCTCTGCTTCACCCTTGGTGCGAATGTTGATCGCGTTCAATGTGGTTTTCCTTGGTGGGTGGTGCGATGAATGTCGGCCGTCAGGCCGCGTGATGATTCGCTTGGTGTGCGTGCTTGTTCCTGGAGGCTTGCTGCTCGCTGTGCCGCCTCATTGCTCCAATCGCCAGCGGCTGCACGAACCATGCGGCGAGGGCGTCCTCCGTCTCGCCCAGCCACACCAGGCGCCAGTCGTCGCCCGGGGCGGCGGGATTCCAGTCGATTGCCTGCTGGGTGTTGGCGTTCTCACCGCCATCCGCAGATTCCTGTTCGAAGTCGGCCTCAACCACAACCAGGTCGAAGCCTTGGGCGTAGAACAGCGGCAGGAGGGACGATTCGCGGCCGTCAGCCCATGCAGGCACATCCGGATGGCACATCACTTCGCCATGGCCGTCCCGCGCCGGCAGTCGTGCGGGGTCATACAGCCCGCGCCACGGATCAGCCGGATCGATGCCATTGCCAGTCTGGCCGCGCACCAGCTGCAGCAACTGCGCGGCGTGCTCCAGCCGTGCCTTGGTGGTATCGCAGAGCGGCGTGTCGCCTTCCTGGAAACTGCTGCGAAGCGAGGCGTACCACGCGGCTACGGGAGCCTCGAACACGCGCAGATCCTGCACGCGGGGCAGGCGGGCATACAGGTCGAGCAGCGCGGTCGAGGCCTGGGCCAGTGGAACCGCCTTCGCAGCATTGGGGAGCCACACCGCCTCAACGGCGATAGCCTCCAAGGTGTGGACGGCCTCGCACAGCACAGGGCACGCGTAGGCGATGGGGAGCTGTTTCGTCTGTTGGGTCGCGGTCATGGGTTTACCTGCTAGAAGTCGACGTCGGTGTTGACGAATGCGCCGCCCAGCGGCGCGGAGGTGGTTTCTGCTACAGCGCCAGCCGGGAGAGGGGAGATCGGCCCGGCGCGGCGGTACCGGCGATGTGGGTCGGCGGCGTACTTGCCATCGTTGAGCCGGGTGACCTGGTACGTGGGAAAGCCATCTGCAGGGAGGGAGGCCTTGGCCTCGGCAATCAAGCTCACGAACCGTTCCTGCCACTCGGCCGGCATCGACTGCAGGGTTCGGCGGGGAACCACGAAGTACGCCGCGCGCGACTGGCCGAACGCCTGGTGTGCCGGGCCAGTCGCGTAAAGGACTTTGCGGGCCGTTGTGGCGTCGGTGGAGCGATCTGTGGCAGGGGCGCTCATACGGATCAGTCCGTGTCCTGGCCGGCCATGCGGTCGACGTAGCTGCCGTGATTGGCGGCATGGCGGCTCAACGTGGGGCGCAGGGGCGTGGTGCCCAGCTGCTCGATATGCCCGCCCTTGGCACGGAACGCGGCCAGATCCTCCGCCAGCTGATCGCGCTCGTAATCCTTGTGCCGCACGGTGGTCGACGCGTCACTCGCCCGGCCGTTCTCTGGGAGAGCCGTGACCAGGGCGCGGGACATCCGGCGCTCACGGGGCTCTGCGGCGCGCAGCGGGGCAATCGCGTGCTGAACGTGGCCCGCGAGGCGCCAGATGCCGATGCGGCCGGAGCGTGCACAGGTGGCCTGTCGGCTGCGCGCCAGGCCGGTCAGCGTGTGGCTGATGACATGGCTCGACTCGTTGATGCGCCCGAGGGTTCTCAGCTGCTCAATCGTCGCGCCCTGCGGGAACTGCGCGAGGGCTTTGCGCACCAGGTCGGCGCGGCCGGTGTGCTGTGGGCGGGCGCTCATGGGCGGGCCTCGGCGAGCAGCTCGCGCATGGCCCAGCCATGGTGCATTACCTTGGAGGACGCATCGGCCACGGCATCCGGGTTTTCCGTCAGCACCAGGGTGTTGTCCAGCGGATAGCTGCTGTGGCCGTCCCAGTCCTCGACAACCTTCTGTAGGCCGAAGTGTTCGCACAGTTCCTGTGCGTTGGCGTTCTTGCCGCACAGGTGCGGCGCATAGATCACGACAGAACGGCTCATGCGTGGATTCCTTTCGTGCTGCGCGTAGCGCGGTTGTTGGGGGAGATCGACCGGACGCGCACGCCCTGCCGGTCGAGCCAGCGGTGCGCGGCCTGAGCGGCCAGACGGTTAAGGGGAAAGGTCGTGCCGCCCAAGCGCAGCGAGTTGTGCGATACCACTACGCTCCGGCTGGCGCTGGCGGCGATCCGCATGAGCGATTCGCGGGGCGCGGCGGTGTACAGCCCGGCCCAGATCCAGCCCTGGCACACCATCAGCACCAGCGACTCGCCGTGGTGGCCGGTGGCGAACTGCTGCTCGACCGGAAGGATTGCCGCAGCGCTCATGCGGAGAGCGCCAGGGCGCGGGCCTTGGCAACTTCGGCCTCGGCAGCGGCGAGGCCGGCGGCGGTCAGAGTCGCGGTGCGCGGCAGCTGCGGGTCGTCGTAGCGCATCAGCACGCGCTCATCCAGCCTGTTCATGACGCGGCGGGTGAACACCTTGTCCGGTCGGTTGTTGGGCGCGAAGCCCGCGCGGGTGCGGTGCAGTGAGTGGTCCGAAGCGGCATGCGCTGCCAGCAGCGCGGCGCGTTCTTTCGGCTTGAGGGCGGCTGCCATGGCGTGTCTCCTGGTCAGGCTGCGATAGAGGTGGAAGGGGCAGTGGAGGCGAGCTCGGCCAGCACTTCGCCGCGATGGCGGGCGAGGTGGGAAATCGGAATGCGGTAGTGCGCCAAGGTGGGATCGGTCCAGCGCAACTCGGCCAACGCGGCGCGGTCGTAGGGAACCGGCCGGGTGGCGGTGCCGCAGCGGTGGCACTCGATGTGGACCAGGTCGGGGCAGGCCGTGCCCAGGCGATGCCCGGTCGGCGCGCCGCTGGTGGTGACGATCTGCGGACGGTGGCCGTGGCCACAGGAGGGAACCGATGCAGGCAGTGGGCGGGAGGTCTGGCGCATGGTCAGCCTCTCACCGAGCTGCTGGCTGCCCAGCGAGCCTTCGCAGCCTCGCGGTCGGCGTGGGCACTGTGGATCTCGGTGATGCGCAGCGGCACGACAACGGCGGCCAGAAGCGCAACCGCCAGCCAGGTGATACGGAGGCGGCGGCTCATGCCCGCACCCCGATCTCGGCGGCGCCGCTTGGGACTACGACCAAGGTTCCATTGATAGTGAGTCCAGGCCGGCCGCCCGTTGCTTCGCAGAGATCCTGCTGCAGATTCATCGCGTCTTCTTGCCAAGCGCGTGCTGCATCCTCCGCCAGCCACAACTGCTGCCGGAGCTCCTCGTTCTCGACAGCGAGGCGGGCAGCCTCAGCGCAGAGCTGGCTGAATGCCTCACGGTCAAGGCGGCTCAAGATCGCGCGTGCATTGGGAGCGCTCACGCCCGCACCTCGGCTGACATATCCCGCGAGCAGGCTTCCAGGCGGAGGCTCGCCACGCCCATGCGGCGCGAGCGGCGCAACTGGTTGCGGTTGTGCTCGCCCTTGCTTCGGGACCACAGAGTCCGGGCGGTGCTGTGATCGCGGGCCGCCAGCGCCAGCAGGGCCTTAACGGCCAGCAGCGGCAGCAGGGTTGGGCTCGGATCGGCGTGGCGATGGGACATGGCGCGCTCCTGGTTAAGAGAGGGCGCCGGCGGGTCAGCTGCCGAGGGGGCGGCAGCGGCTGGGTGGGGAGTTCCCGGCCACTTGGCGACCCGCCGGTCGCCCGCCAGCAGTGCTGGCAGACGGACCATACAAGCAAACTTGCGCGCAAGTCAACAAGAAAACTTGCGTCAAGGCCAAGCGGCTATGGACCTGCCTGAACGTGTTGCTACCCTTTGGGCGTCAAAACATGGAGGGGTAGGGATGGAACTGCTTGTAAACACCGTTGGTGCTTTCGGGATTGCTGTCATCACGCTGGCGTTGCTGTCGCTCATCGTGATGGGGCTGCTTATGCCGCTCGCTGTGTTCGGCATAAAGCCGCTGCTGCGAGTGGCTATCGACGAACTGCGTAAGACGAATCGGCTGCTTGCACGGCAAGCCATGCGTGACCAGGGAATGGACGCTGGAGGCGTCGGCGAGGTCGCTACGTCACGGGACGATTCCGCGCCGCAGAATCTGCGGGACTTCATCCGCGACCGCGATGCGAGATCCTGATATGCCTTGAAGCACGTCCGCACGCTGGAAACGCCCTTGAGGCGTTTCCAGTGGTGGCGGGGACTAAGGCTTGGGTAGTACCGAGGCCATGTTCTTGATCAGCCCTGTCTGCTCAAGAGGGAATCCCTCTGTGATTGCTTCTCTTGCTTCCTCGAGCTCGATCAACAGAGTGCGCAGTTCACTAGGCGAAAGGTCAGTGATGCTTTGCCTCACAACCAGGTGCTGATCAACCAGCCAGCCGAGCTGAAAGGCCTCAGTCAGTACCCGAATACGGCGTATGTACGCTGAAACTGTAGCGTTCGGGTCGACGCTCGCTGGGTAGATTGCTGGTAGGCACCGGTCTGGTGGCCTATCTCGCTTTCTAACTTTGGCCGCCAGCGCGTGCGCGAGTGCTTCCAGTGCTGCTGCTTCCTTCATCATCGACCCCCTTCGAAACCTGGCGCTTACGCAAATGCGCGGTGAAGTCGACCACATTGTCCGGTGTGACTGCCTGCTCTGAACGTGCGCTCAAGTATCGATACGCGAGCAAAACAATGGCAGCGTCGTCAGTGCTTTCTGGATCAAACGATGTTCCGAGAGCAAGGCACGCAAGGCGAACAAGCTGGTACGACGCGGCCAGAGTAGGGGCGTCGAGTTGCAGCGGTTGAGATTGGCCGGGGGAGGCGACGAACGACCCGCTAGCCGCAGCGCCATCCCACTGTAGGAACTGTTCAACCGTCAGGCCAAAGGCCCTCGCAAGCTCAGGCAAGTAGCGGGGCCGCCTGGTAGGGATCTCCAGCAACTGCTGCAGGTGTTGGTACTTGACGTTAGGCGCGCCTGCTGCGCGCACGCGGGCAGCCAGAGCCTCGACCCCTAGGCCCTGAGCGTCCATCAAGCCCTTGGTGATTTCGCCGATCAACATGCAAGTAATCTTGCACTGTTGTAACGCAAGAAAGATTGCGGTAGCTTTGCGCAAGGTTTCTTGCGTGAGGGCGTCCGATGACCCCGCTGGACAGAGCTATCTTGATCTGCGGCACCCAGAGTGAGCTGGCCCGGCGTGTGACCGGAAAGCCGGCCACTGGCTACGTTTACCACTGGCGCAAGAATGGTGTGACGGAAGAGGTCGCAATCGCCATTGAACGAGCTGTGGCCACCGCTGTGGGTGAAGACCCAGCGGCGGCAGCACGCGCAGCAGCCAGCGGCGGAGGGGTGACCGCAGACGAGTTGCTTCCTGGCGTGCGTTGGGAGCGGGATGAGGGCGGGGCCGTCGTGGGCTACTTCAAGAATGTCCCGCCGTTGGCTGGGGTCACCGATGCCCATGCGTGACCCATCCCTCACCATCGCAATCGTGCGCTATGGCTGGGTGGCTGGGCACCGCCACTATCGGCTGCACTGCGTCGGGACAAAGCTCCGCAAGTGCGGGGTGGCTGCCGCCTTCCTGGCCCTGTTTGCTGCGATTGCAGCGGGCGTCTACTGGAGCCCAGAGAACTGCAACCACGCCACCGATACCGGTCGCGATGTCGAAGGTGCGGAGAGCGGTGAAGCGCATGCGCTGCGGGAAGGTGATGATCTCTGCCATGGCGCCAATGTTGCGTCGGCGGCTACCAGCCTTCCCACGATGATCGGCGGCGCGTTTCAGGGGGACGCATGACGTGCCTCCGCTCTGACCTGTACTGGCGGGATGCGCTGCACAACGCAGTGGCCCGCGCCCCGGGTGGCCTGCAGGACGCAGCGGCACACATAAGCAAGCGTCGAGGCAGGTCGATCTCGACCGAGACGCTGCGCAAGAAGCTCCGGGCCATCGATGGTGAATCCATCTCCATGGAGATGGCCGAGATCCTGACGGACTATCTGCAGCAGTTCGTGGTCACGCAGGAGAGTGCCACCGACTGGGTGTGCTCCCTCGCGGGCCAGTACGACCTGATGGTGGACTACGTCCCGCCGCCGCCCGAGGGTGGCTGGCCCAATGAGCTGGCCGCGATCCAAGCGAAGCTCCTGGAGCTGCATAAGCTGACCGGCGCGCTGGCGGGCGCAGGTATCGATGCACTGTCCGACCAGCGCTTGACCGTCCCCGAGGCGGATCGAATCCAGGACCTGTCGCGCGAAGTACGCAGGCTCTGCTACCGCCTCGAGCGCAACGCCTGCCGTGCTGCCGGTCAGCAGGGGATGGAGGACTGACGTGGCAACCCACCACGCCCATCGATCCCGATATCGACGGCGTGGCGTGGCCAGCGCATCTGCGCGGCAAGCAATGGAACTGGCTGCCCTGGCGCTGACTGATGCGGTGCCCGGGTTGGTCGGTGAAGAAGCATTGGCGGAGCGCGAACGCATTCGCCAGCGACAAGAGCAGCAAGACAACCGGCAGCACAGCCTGCCTTTGGGGAAGCCAGATGTACCAAGCAAGCATTGATTCGGCCCCATCCCCCCGGGTGGCTCGTGAAAGGCCGCGTGCTGCCCGCGCAACTGAATCCGCCTCGGCATTGAGAACTATTCTCGATACCGGCGATGGGTCCTCCCTCGCTTCGGCGGACGCGGGTAATCAGACGCGCATTTCCTGGGTAGATAGCGGCTCGGGAAACTACTGAATGTCTGAAAACTATGGGGATGTGCTGCAGCAGCTGCAGTCTGCCGGCCTTCTGGTCACCGATCTGGACGCCACCGGGCGCATGGTCCGCTGCCGCGTCGAGGGCTCACGCGAGCGCCGCGGCTGGTACGCGCTCCACGAACTGAACACGTCGGCCGGCGAAGTGTTGGTCGTCGGTACATACGGCGTCTGGCACGGCAACGAGAACGGTGCGACGAAGGTCGATCTGCGCAAGCGCGACAAGACCTTCTCCGATGAACAGCGCGAAGCGCTGCGCAACCGGTTGGCCGAGGATCGTCGCAGGGCGGAGTCCGCTCGGCAGACCCAGGCGAAGCGCGCGGCCGCGCGGGCATCGTCGGCTTGGGCCAAGGCCAATGCCGTTGGCGAGGCCGATTATCTGGTCAGCAAGGGCGTGCAGGGTTTCGGCCTGCGCTATGGCACCACGGGTGCAGCACTTGTTCCGCTGCTGGACGTCAACGGCCAGGTGCACGGCCTACAGGTGCTGCGCAGCGCGAAGCTGGCGGCGGAAGGGCGCAAGCCTGCGAAGGAATACTGGCCGGCCGGTATGGTCAAGAAGGGCCACTTCCACCTTATCGGCGGAAGCCCGCAGTGGATCCTACTGGTGGCCGAGGGCTATGCCACGGCGGCCACGCTGCACATGGCGACGGGCTACCCGGTGGCCGTGGCGTTCGATGCTGGCAACATGCTGGCCGTCGCCTCGGCCCTGGCGAAGCGCTATCGCGGCATCAAGATGCTGCTGTGCGCCGACGACGACGTGTTGCAGAAGTGCCGGCACTGCAAGAGCCGCTTGGTGCTGGCCGACCATCCGCAGTTCTGCCCATCGTGCGCGCAGCCGCATTGCGCGTCGAATGCCGGCCTGCTCGGTGCCGAGGCCGCAGCGCTGGACGTGGGCGGAGCGGTGCTGCACCCGGTCTTTGCCGATGAGCCGGCCAGACGTGAGCGCTTCATCGACAACGGTCGCAAGGTCAGCGACTTCAACGATCTGCACGCCCAGGAGGGCCTGCATGTCGTGCGAGCGCAGGTCGAGGCCCGTCTCACGGAGCTTTCATGGCGAGTGCCTGCGGAAAAACGCGCGCCTTCCATCACCAACGACGGGGGCGAGGGGAATGATCGACTGTCCCCCATCCATTCGTTGACCGAGCTGCTCGAGCGCTTCGCGCTGGTCTATGGGCAGGGTGGCACGGTGTTCGACCACAAAGAGCACATGCTCGTGGCGCTGGGCGATATGCGCGATGCCTGCGTGCGCAAGGAACTGCACCGCGCGTGGATGGAGCATTCGGACCGTTCCATCGTGCGTGTCCGCGAGGTCGACTTCGACCCCTCGGGCGAGAAGCCGGGCGTGACTTGCAATCTCTTCGCAGGCTGGCCGACGGTGCCGCAGGAGGGTAACTGCGACCGGCTGCTGCAGCTGCTCTGGCACATGTGCGGAAACGAGGCCAACCAGAAGGCGCTATACGACTGGGTGGTCAAGTGGCTTGCGTACCCGCTGCAGCACCCTGGCGCCAAGATGAAATCGACCATCGTCATTCATGGTCCGCAGGGCACCGGCAAGAACATGTTCTTCGATGAGTACATGAAGCTGTACGGGGAGTACGGCCGGGTGCTTGACCAGGCCGCCCTGGAAGACAAGTTCAACGACTGGGCAAGCCGCAAGCTGTTCCTGCTTGCCGACGAGGTGGTCGCACGCACCGAGGTCTACCACCTCAAGAACAAGCTCAAGGCGCTGATCACGGGTGACCGCATCCGTATCAACCCGAAGAACATTCAGGCCTACGAGGAAGACAACCACGCCAACCTGGTGTTCCTCTCAAACGAGGCGATGCCGGTCGTGCTGGAAGAGGATGACCGCCGCCATGCGGTGATCTGGACCCCGGATAAGCTGAGCCTGGAGTTTTACACCGAGGTGCTGGCCGACATCCGCAACGGCGCGACGGCGGCGCTGCACCACTACCTGCTGCAGGTTGACCTGACCGGCTTCACCAACGGCACCAACCCGCCGATGACGCAGGCGAAGGAAGAGCTGATCGGCCTGAGCCAGGACAGCCCGCAGCGGTTCCTGGACGAGCTCTACGGCGATGACATTCCGGGCCTGAAACCCATGCCGGCGCTGTCAAAAGAGTGGTACGAGGTCTACAAGGCCTGGTGCGCACGCGAAGGTATGCCGCGCCCGGCGCCGTCACCAAAGTTCATCAACGCGCTGGTGCGCAAGCGTCAGATCATCCATCCCGACAGGGCCCGGAAGCGCTACCAGATCGAGCAGACCGTGAACGGGCCACATGGGTTCCTGATGCTGGGCGATTGCACGGTGCCTGACGGAAAGACAGAGGCCGCGTGGCTGGGCGACCAGGTCGTGTCATTTCGCCGCATGTACTCCGACTACAAGGGGCGCGCGTGATCACTATGCCCATCAATGTGCGGTGCGTGCTGGATGTGCGGGAAGATGTGCGGGCATTGAAATGCTGTAAATCGCTTGTGGCAGTAAGCGTGTGCGGGACGTGCGGGCATCAGCCTACATGGGCGGGCGCGGGCGCGAACGGGTATCGCAAGGCCGCGTCGCAGTGCGCCTCGCGTGCGTATGTGGGTGACCGCACATCCCGCACACGCCGCACACGCCTTGTCCCGTGTGGATTCAGCGGCTTTCGCATCCCGCACACACCGCCGCACAGCCCGCACACGCTCGCGCGCGCGCGTTTTTCCGCTTTAACGATCTTCGAAGGAAATGGAGAAGGGGGTAGCAATGGCTGAGGAAGACGTGACGATCACTGGCAAGGAGCTGGCCTCGCTGATCGGCTGCAGGCCGTCCTATGTGGTCGAGCTGAGGAAGAAGGGTAGGGTGGTGGTGGGTGAGGGCGGCAAGGGATTCCTGAAGACCGCCTCCCTGGAGCTTTACGCTCGCACCGCAGACCCGGTCTATGCCGGTGTCGCCCAGCGCCACGCAGATGAGCGTGGCAGCTCGCTGGTGGGGAGCGGGGAGGGGGCAAATGTTGTCGACGCCGACATCGATGACGACGAAGACGATGGCGACGACGATGACGCCAAGCCTTCGCGGGCAGGTCGGCCCCAGACCCCGGATTCCGCGCGCAAGGCCAAGGCACTTGCCGACAAGGCTGAGACCGACGCGCACATGGCCCACATCGCGCTGCAGAAAGAGCTGGGGCTGCTGCTGCCCCGCGCAGACGTAGAGGCGTTCCTCGCTGAGCACGCAACGACGTTCCGGGGTGCGATGGAGCGCCTGGCCGACACGCTGGCGCCCCAGCTCGCTGCAACGCTGGACGAGGCCGGGTGCCGGCGCCTTGTTTGGGATGAGGTGAGCCACGCCTTGGAAGAACTGAGCCAAGGCTTCCGCACGCTGGCGGCCAAGGCAGCGGAGGCTGCGCAATGATGGAGGCACAGACCGGCCTGGCATCGGTCCTGGCGCGTTCGCTGCAGCCGCGGCGGCCCATGAGCGTGTCGCAGTGGTGCGATGAGCACATGCGTCTTTCCACGAAGAGTGGCAGCAAGCCCGGACGGTGGGTGACAGACCGCAATCCGCCGCTGCGGGAGCCGATGGACAACATGTCCGCCCGCAGCCCCGTGCATGACCAGGTCTGCATGTTCCCGATCCAGTTCGGCAAGAGCCAGCTGGCGACCAACGCCATGGCCTACTGGATGGACTATGCGCCCGGCCCGATGATGTACGCGCTGCCTGGCGAGGTGTCCATGAACAAGTGGATCGCCCAGAAACTGAACCCGATGATCGAGGTGTGCGCGGCGGTGAAGAAGGCGCTGACCAGCACCGCCAGCCGTGACAGCGCCAACCAGCGCACGTTCAAGGACTTCGCCGGCGGCCAGCTGTTCGTGGAGCACATGGGCAGCCCGCAGCGCCTGAAGTCCTCGACGGTGAAGTACCTGCAGGTTGATGAGATCGATGAGGCGCCGCAGCAGCTCTCAACCGGCGACGATCCGGTGAAGATGCTGGACGGCCGCACGTCGTCCTTCCCGACCACATACAAGCGCCAGTACATCAGTACGCCTGGCATCGCCGGACTCAGCCGGATCGCGAAGCTGTACGACAAGAGCGACCAGCGCCGCTATCACGTGCCGTGCCCCCACTGCGGCCATTACCAGGCGCTGCAGTGGAGCGGCCTGGTGTGGTCTCCGGATAAGTCTCACGCGTGGTACGCCTGCTGCGAGTGCGGCGTCGCCATAGAGGAGCACTTCAAGACGGAGATGATCGCCAAGGGCCGATGGGTTGCGGCCAATCCCGACTCTCCCATTCGCGGCTATACCATCAACTGCCTGTACTACCAGTTTGGCCTGGGGCCGCGCTGGTTGGATCTGGTGAAGGAGTGGGTGGAGGCGCAGGGTGATCCCGCTTCCCTCAAGACCTTCGTGAATGACCGACTGGCCGAGACGTGGGAAGACCCGTCGATGCGCGCGGTCAAGCACAACGTGATCAAGGATCGCGCCGAGCCCTACGCCCTGCGCTTGGCTCCCATCGGGGTGCTGGCGGTGACAGTGGGTGTCGATACCCAGGATGGCCGCCTGGCGGTCCACACCATCGGCTGGGGGCGTGGCATGACCGCCTGGACCCTCGATTATGTGGAACTGCAGGGTGATCCCGCAGAGGACGCGGTCTGGGTTGCGCTGACCGACCTTCTGAACCGTGCCATCGAGCGAGCGGACGGCGCTCTTCTGCGCCCGATGGCCGTTGCTATCGATGCCGGTGGCCACCGCACGGAGGCGGTCAAGAACTACGTTCGCCAGCGTCGTGTCACCCGGCCCATGTGTATTTTCGGCGCCGTTCCGAACAATGCCCCGGTGCTGTCGAAGGGCAAGCTGGCTGACGTGACCTGGAACGGTAAAACGGACAAGCGTGGCATCACCATTCACCACGTAGGCACCGTGGCTGCGAAGCACTATCTGTATAGCCGCCTCTCTGCCGATGCGGAGCGCGCCGTTGAATCGCGCCTGGTGCACTTCAGCGATGAGCTGCCGGATGAGTACTTCCCCGGCTTGGTGTCGGAGGTCTACAACCCGGTGAAGAACCGATTCGAGAAGCGGGTTACACGTAACGAGCCGCTGGACACTTGGGTGTATGCCTATGCTGCTGCGCACCACCCTGAGGTTCGCCTGCATCGCTACACGCGTGCAGACTGGGACGTGCTGGAGGGCCGCCTGCTGCTGACCGTGAACAGCACGGATTCCCGTGAAACAGAGGAAGCGCCTGCGAAAGTCGAGGCGAAAAGTGTTTCGCGTGGAACGCAACAGGTACGGCCGCGTAGCAGCGGCCTGGCGCGAGATGGGTGGGCGCTGTAATGGCAAAACGTACCGAGTCAGCCGAAGAGCTGAGGGAGCGGATCCTGGCCGCAATGCGGGCCGATATCGGAATCAGCGAACGCATGGCGCTGCCGTTCGTTGAATCGGTGATGCAGTGCTTTGCCGGTGAGCGACCATACTTCCCTGCGGCGCCTCGGGAGTACCCGATGGCAGAAATAAGGGCTGCGCTGGTAGCTGGGATTCCCGTGAAACAGGTCATGTCCAAGTTTGACCTTTCACGGGCGAAGCTCCACGACCTGTTCCCGGGAGGACTACCGAGGGCCACGAAAGGTCAACTGTCCACGACTTTGACAAAAGTGGAGACAAAATAGTTTTTCTGTCCTTGTAGATCAGTGAGTTGCGACCACCACTGTCCACGAGTTTGCCTAGAACGTGGACAGTCGGGTGCCTAGCCTATGTAGTCATGAAGACTGCTCAGGAAATGCTGGATTTCTACATCGACGCGGAGGTCGCTGTCCTTTCGGGCCAGACCGTTCGCATCGGTGATCGCCAGTTGACCCGAGCGGACCTGGCTGAGATTCGTTCCGGTCGGAAAGAGTGGCAGGCTGCGGTCATGCGTGCAGGCTCGGTTGCCGGTCGGCGGACGCGCTGGGCCAATGCCGATTTCGGCGGGGTGACCTGATGTCCTCCGCGCAGATCGCCAAGGCACGATTGGATGCCGCACTCGGCGCGGATCGCGCCATTCAATCGGCGCGGGCTCAGATGGCTCCGGTCATCGCCCGCGCGCACGAAGTCACGCGGCCGTCGCGAAACCGAAAGCTGGCGCGGGACTGGGGCAGCGGAAACACCATCGCCGGCATGGACGCACGCCAGCTTCGCGATCAGGCCCGCCATCTGGAACGAGATCTGGATCTGGCGGACAACGCGCTGAACGTCCTGGTTCAGAACACTGTCGGTGCAGGCATCGACGTGCTGTCTGCCCCTCGACTTCCCGGACAGCCGATCAACCGTGATCTGGCGTTGCAGCTGGACGATCTCTGGGACGCTTGGTGGGACGCGCCCGAGGCCACCCGCACGCACGATTACGGCATGTGCCAGCAGCTGCTGGCACGAAGCTGGTTCCGCGACGGAGATGCGTTCTACCAGGACCTGATCGGCAACGTACCTTACTTCGAGCACGGTACGGTTGTGCCGTACAGCTTCGAGATGCTGGAGGCCGACCTGGTGCCGCTGGACTTCAACGATCCGGCGCGCAACATCCTGCAAGGTGTCGAGCGAAACGCGTGGGGCCGGCCTATCGCGTTCCACGTCTACAAAAGCCATCCGGGCGATCCGATGGGCACTCGGCTGGAGACAAAGCGGGTCTCTGCCGAGTTCATGCACTGCATCGCGCTGATGAAGCGTCTGCACCAGGTGCGCGGCCTCAGCGTGTTCGCGAGCGCCATGTCCCGCTTCGAGGACGTGAAGGACTACGAAGAGTCCGAACGCATCGCCGCCAAGGTGGCCGCATCGATGACGTTCCAGATCAAGAAAGGTGGCGGCGAACAGTACGGCTCAGAGCTGGGCGGTCAAGCGCTCTTGCAGGATGGCGTGCCGATTCGTGAGCTGCGCCTTGCACCCGGTGCGATCTTCGACGATCTGTTGCCCGGCGAGTCGATTGAGAGTCTGGGCACCGACCGCCCGAATCCCAATGCCGCCACCTGGCGGAAGGAGCAGTTGCGGGCAGCTGCCGGTGGCATCGGCGTGAGCTATTCCAGCCTGTCGCTGGACTACAACGGCACCTATTCGGCACAGCGTCAGGAGCTGGTCGAGAAGTGGGGCAGCTACCTGATGCTGGCCGAACGCTTCATCGCCTTGTGCGTACGGCCGCAGCGCATGCGTTTCGTGGAGGCATGCGTTCTTTCGGGCCGCGTGCGCCTGCCGCGTGGCTGGACGCTGCGGGATCTGGCCGCCTCAACGTACGTCCGCCCGGTGATGCCGTGGATTGATCCGTTGAAGGAAGCCTACGCGCGCGGCGAGGCAGAGGATCGCGGCTGGGTGTCGCCGCAGCAGAACACCCTTCAGTACGGCAACAACCCCGCTGAGGTCCTGCGTCAGCGTCAGGACTGGCAGGAACAGACCCAGACCCTTGCGCCGCCGGCGCCCAACACCAGTGCAGAAGCGCGCGCCCAGGTGCTGGGCCAGCTGACGCGCGATCTTTCCAGGAGCGAATGACATGCGTGCACGCCTGTTGGCCAGCGCGATCCAGAACACCATCCGCGCGGACGCGGCAACTGAAGCTGAGCTCGGACCGGCGCTGTATCAGGTCCGGGCAGAGGCCGATGTCGCCGACGTGATGATCTATGGCGCCATCGGTGGCTATCTGTTCGAAGAGTCGGTTTCCGCTGCCGACCTGGTCGAGAGGATCGGCCAGATCACGGCGGGCACCATCCACGTGCGGCTGAACAGTGTCGGTGGTGTCGTTGCCGATGGCATGGCGATCCACAACGCGCTGCAGGCCCATCCGGCGCACAAGATCGTCACCGTGGAAGGGCAGGCCGCATCCATCGCCTCGCTGATCCTGCAGGCCGGCGATGAGCGCCGGGTGTATGCCAGCTCCCTGGTCATGGTTCATGCGCCGCGTACCGTGGCTGCCGGCAGCGCTACCGCATTCCGCCAGAACGCAGATGCGTTGGACGCGCACGCGTCGGCAATGTTGGAGGCCTACGCGGCCCGATCTGGCCGGCGCGAAGAGATGGAGCGACTGCTCACCGACGACGCCGACCACTGGTTCTCCGGCCCGCAGGCTGTCGATGCCGGTCTGGCCGACCTGGTGGTGGACACCGACCCCGGTGCCACGGCCATGTGGTCGTCGGCATCGACCGTCGCCATCAGCGGCTATCTGCAGTCCATCGAGGGTGCTGGCGCGCCCGTGTTGTCCCAGCTGCGTCGAAGCATTGTCGCCAGCCTCTCTCCGCAAGTATTCGCCTCGCTTCCCGAGGTCAGCCAGTCGGCCGTGATCGGCCATATCGAGGATCCAACCATGAAGAAGCAGTACAGCGCCATCCTCGCGAACGCCGGTCGACAGAGCCCGGCAGTCGCAACCACCGCTGCCACGCCCGCCACCCCGGTCGTCGCTGTGGCTCCCGTTCCCGCGCCGACGTCGGGCGATCCGGTCCAGGCCGCTCTGGGTGCGTTGCGCGAGCGCAACACCCAGATCCAGGCCATTGCGCTCCCGCACATGGGCAACGCACAGGTCCGTGAGTACGTGGATGGCGTGATGGCGCAGGCAGACTCCAACATCACCGCCGATGCGGTGGGTCGCCATATCCTGGCACTGCTGGGCAGCAACGCTGCCCCGCTCAATGGCGGCGCGGCCGTCACCGCAGGCACCGACCAGCGCGATCTGACCCGCGCGGCGATGTCCAATGCGATCCAGGCGCGTGCGGGTCTGGTCCAGGCGACGGACGGTAACGCCTTCCGTGGCATGTCCATGACCGAGATCGCCCGCGCATGCGTGCAGCAGGCCGGCGTGGACACCCGCGGCATGGAGCGCCTGGAAGTGGTGGGCATGGCGTTCACCCATAGCGGCTCGGACTTCCCACAGCTGCTGGGCGATGCCTCGCGCCGTGCGCTGCTGCAGGGCTATCAGGAGGTGGAAGAAACCTTCGATCAGTACACCCGTGCGGTGAACGTGAGCGACTTCAAGCCGACCAACCTGGTCGGGCTGGGCGCCTTCTCGGATCTGGATATCGTCCCGGAAGGCGGCGAGTACAAGCAGGGCTCGTTCTCCGAGCAGTCGCAGGCCATGAAGATCGTGACCTACGGCAAGCTGTTCACCATCACCCGCCAGGCCATCATCAACGACGAACTGGGTGTGTTCGGCGACGTGCCGCGCAAGATGGGCCAAGCCGCGCGCCGTACGCTGGCCAAGGCGGTGTTCGAACTGATCAACAGCAATCCCAAGCTGGCCGATGGAAAGACCCTTTTCCACGCCGACCACAACAACCTGCTGCCGGCAGCGCTGATCAGCACTGCCAGCGTCGGCGCAATGCAGGCGGCCATGCGCCTGCAGAAGGATGCCGACGGTAATCTCATCCAGGTGCCGATGCGTGGCCTGCTGACGCCGGTGGCCCTGAGCGGCTTGGCGAAGACCGTACGCACCGCCCAGTTCGCCGTGGGCGCGGGCGTCGGCAGCAACGATCCGAACATCGTGCGTGAGACCTTCGAAGTCTGGGATGACGGCCGTCTGGACGCCAAGAGTGCTGAGGCCTGGTACGGCATCTCCAACCCGGCCTACGTGGACGGGATCGTGGTGGGCTACCTCGACGGCAACCAGACGCCGTACTTGGAGCAGCACCAGGGTTTCACCGTGGACGGCGTTGCCTGGAAGGTGCGCCTGGATGCAGCACCGGCCATTGCCGACTACCGCGGAATCTACAAGAACCCCGGCAACCCGGCGCCCGCCCAGGGCTGATCGCCCGACATGGAGGTCGCCGCGAAAGCGGCGAGCTCCTGAATCCCTTCACGCATCCGGAGAGTATTTATGAAGAACGCACATCAGGATGGTCGCGTCCTCGACGTGACCCTTGCCGCTGACATCAAGAGCGGTGAGCTGGTAGTCCAAGGCAAGCTGGTGGCCGTTGCCGTGACCGACGGCAAGGTCGGCGAGATCATCGCGACCCATGTCGAAGGCGTGTTCGAGCTGCCCAAGCTGCCGGCCGCAGTCTTCGCAGCCGGCGGGCCCGTTAACTGGGATACCACCGCCGGGCACGCGATCGCTGCTGCCGCCGGTGCCGATCAGATCGCGGACATCGGATTCGCAGTCTACCCGGCCGAGGCCGGCGCACTGAGTGTGTTTGTCCGGCTGACCCCGGGCTCCGCCGCAGCAGGCGCTTAACCGAACAGGCCGGCACCGCTCACAGACGCCCGGGTGGCGTGAGCGGTGCCGGTTCTTCCACAGCGACAACGGGGGATCGCATGGGCACCACCAGCACGCCGCGCGGCGTACGCAACAACAATCCTGGCAACATCGACCGCACGGGCACGCCGTGGCAGGGAGAGGACCGCTCCGCGGCCGCCATTGCCCGCGAGCAGCGCTTCTGCGTGTTCCTGACTCCGCAGGCGGGGTTTCGCGCACTGGCGAGAACCCTGCTCACTTACCAGCGCAAGCACGGCCTGCGCACGGTGAAGGAGATCATCGGGCGTTGGGCCCCGCCGGTGGAGAACAACACCGGTGCCTACGTCCAGCAGGTAGCGGCGGCGGTGGGCGTGGCGCCTTCGGAAGTCATTCGCCTGGACAACGCGGTCACCCTGAGCCGTCTGGCTACCGCCATCGCCAAGCACGAAAACGGCGGCATGTACTGGAGCCCAGACGTGATCAATGCCGGCGTTGCAGAGGCGCTGAGCTGATGGTCGACGGTGGCGTAACCGCGCAAGTGCCCTGGTGGGCGGCCGGTAGTGTCGTCGCGCTCTGGCTGTTCCGGGAGGCGTGGACGGCGTTGCTGGCGCGTCGCAAGGACCGTACCGAAACCGATGCCAATGTCGATCTTCTCAATGGGCTCATCCAGCGCGTGAAGTCGCTGGAAGAGTCGCAGGCTCAGACGACCCTGAAGCTCACTGAAGAAATCAAGCTGCGCATGACCGCGCAGGAGCAGGCCCACCGGCTGCGGCTGCGGATCATGTCGCTGGAGGCGGCGATGCGCGGAGTTGGTGCGGTCATCCCCCCCGAAGATCCGGTGGAATCGGCATGATCCGCGCTCTGATCGTCGCCATCCTTCTGCTGCTGGGCGTCATCGTCTGGCAGCGCGGATCGGTCTCCAACGCTCTTCGTGCGGCCGACCAGGCCGCTTCCAGCCGTGACGCCATGGAAGGTGAGCGGGACGCTGCCCGGGCTGAGGCTGATGCCGTTGCCGAGACTCTGAAGGCCGAGCGCGGCAGCGCGGCCGCAGCGAACACCCTGGCCTCCAAATACGAAAAGGAGAAGAACGATGCACAGAAGGCATCTGATCGCCTCGTCGCTGATCTTCGCGCTGGCAACCAGCGGCTGCACCGGCGTTGGCAAGCATCCGTCGCCACAGCAGAGCTGTCCGCGGCCGCCGCTGCCGCCAGCCAGCCTGATGGTCGAGCCGACGACCGAATCGAAAGTGCGAGCCGAGCTGTTGGCGCCGCCGCCCAGTGCGACGCCCAGGTGAGGGCGCTGCAGGACTATGCGCGGCTTTGCTCGGGGGGGCAGAAGTGAGCGAGGTCGAATTCCTGCGGGATCTGGACGCATCCCTGCATGCCGCCTTCGCTGTGGCCGGCATGGCCTCAGTGGGCACCCATACGGCAAAGAAGAACGGTGCGGTGACCCCGAACGTGCGGATCTACGTCGACCGTGACGTGGAAACCATCGGCGAGCTCCGCCAGTTCGTTGCCGGTCGGGTTGAGATCGGATACCTGCGTACGGATGTCGAGCCAGAGCAGGGAGACCGCCTGGAAGTTGGCGAGGCCGGGAAAGGCCTCGGCGTGGAGGTGTTCGTCAATGCCAAGAAGCTCAGCGATGACGGCTCGCGCAGCCGGTGGCTGGTGACCCGTGGTTGATGTGTCCGAGCCGTTGTCCTGGCAGCTGCTGGAGTTCCTGCGGGGGCGCGTGGCAATGATCAGGGTCAGTGCTGGATTCCGCACCGATATCGGCGCGGGCCTGATTGTCGTTGACGATACCGAGGTGGATGAGGATGCCGAGAGCCCGGCCACCGTGATCTCGGTCAGGCAGCTGTCGCGCAGTGGTAGCGGCAAAGCCCTGGTCAGCTCGGAAGCTGCGATCACCATCGAGTTTGAAGTCCCCCGGGCGAGCAACTTCGCCAACCCGCGGCTGCTGGTGCATCGCGCCAGGCACGACCTGATTCGCGTCCTGACCTTCAACGACAAAATCCTGCCGAACGGCATTACCACCTTCGAGCTGCTTGATACCCAGATGGCATCCCTGGAAGACGACGCAGGGCATTCCGCCGTCGTCGCTCAGATCACCGCGCGGGCTGGTCTGACCGAGACCT